TGTTTCGCAATCTGCGAATCTTCTTTCCACTCAGCGAGGATTGTTTCTAGGTCAATCATCTCGGTATCCTTTATTGGAGCGGACGGAGAGAATCGAACTCCCGTCTATGGGTTGGAAACCCACTGCATTACCACTATGCTACATCCGCATTAGTCTGTTGGTTCTAGTTCCAGTTCGTTAGCACCAAGTGACAGATTATCCTCTGCCTTTTGGATTGCACCATTACTTATATCTGTTTCACCACCCTTACTATGGGGTTTGATATGTCCACCGTGATACTTGTCAGTATGAAGGTCTGACATCTCAATCTCGTCACCTTCGGGAGTCATCCATCCATCCTGTGAAGCAATAAGCATCTTCTCTTTAGAACCGAAACCACGCTTCGGGTCTAACTTAGTTGTTAAAGACTGGTAATCGAAGATTTCCAAAATCAATTCATTACGCTTGATGTTATTGGACAATTGGCGACCACCGACCATAGTGTCAAAGGACTTGGGGTCTTTGAAACCTTCATGTTCATATGTTTTACCATTCGTAAGAAGATTGGTGATAACATCAATATAAGATTTTAAGAAACTCTTATTGTCATTGATGCGACGCTTCTCATTCTTAATCGATGTATAAATGATGAAAAGGTCAAAGATTGAGTTACGATTGTAGATTGCGTGAGCATCTTTTGTCATAACATCTTTCATGAATGAATTGAAGATTTTTTTGAACTGAACCATCTTCTTTTCGCCATCAGAACCATCACGATAGAATTCTCGCATAGATGCAGGACTCATATTTTTGTGGAGACCATAACAATACACAAAAGCGCAATTAGCAATAAACTCATCAATACCGCGACGATTTCTTGCGGTTGAGTTGAACCACTTAGTTTGAGTTGCGAAATACTTGCCATGTTTATTAGAGAGTTCACGGACAATATTTGCTGTCAGTGTGATATACGAATTCAACTTTTCGAACTGGTTCAAAGGCTTACCTTCATTAACCAGAAGGAACAAATCAGACAAATCTTCACGAGTAGCATCATTATAACAAACAACACCGATAAGTTCATCATCAAGAAACATTTCACGAAGAATGTCAGGCATAGTTTCGTATGTGTCACAAGATTCGTCAATGTTCACACTAGCGCCATCGAAGTTAATCCAACCATGAGGAATTTTGACCTCATTGTTCATAAACGCAACGATTACATTATTACGATTGTTTGAATCGATATTAAGATACTTAACACCCTGTTTCAACCAACCACGGAAATACTTTACATCCGCTTTGTTATCATTTTCAATAGCGTTTTCCAAACACTTTTCAACATCCGCGAAAATAAAGGGTGAAGGAGCGCGACCAGTAAGGAGCGATTTAATATACGCTTGCTTCTGTTCTTCGTCCCAACGACTATACTCATTAGCCTGAAAAGCTAAGTCTGCTTTTTGGTTTTCACCAATCTCACTAATATAGTTTCGGATACTAAAATATCCGTGAATACGATTCAACCTGTAATTTACTTGCATTGCCATAATCTTTTTTCCTCTCTTGATTATGTTTTTATAATAACATAAACTTATAATAATGTCAAGCGTTTTTATCGAATAATGTCGATTTTTTCTGCATTAACATTCCAAGACTCCACCTCTGTCCGAAGGCGATTGTCGTTCTTGAGAGTCTCGTATCGAGTGGATGCCTTGTTACGCCACCACTCTGTCACACCCTCAAGACTGAAACGGTCATAGTTTTCTTTCTTGACCAGTGTGTCAGTCTCAAGGTTGAGATACTGTTGCACATTCTCATACCCATAGGTTGAGTAGTAAGAACGTTTGCGTTCAGTTAATCCCTTCGCATCAATGAAGGTCTGACAGAACTTCTTATACGCAGACTCGTCAATACCCTTGAGAGAGTTCTTGATGACTGCGACCATCTTTTGTTGCGTCTTCAGTTTACGAGATGAGGCGTCTGAAGGAACAAGAGGGACACCATTGTTCTTCTCAACGAACCATGCACTAAGTCTGCGGTAGTTGTCATCGTTGATTAATGGTGCGAAGTTAGAGTCTGTCAGACCATTGTGTCTCAGGAACGGCTTCATACCGTCATACTGAGATGCAGACTTGGTTGACCCATACAGGGATGTAGTCTCAAACATACAGATGTTTGCATCGTATTTCTCATTGAGACGTTCTCGTGCCATATGGGAGCAACAGATAGCGGCAAGCAACTTACCACCAAGATAGTTGAAACCAAACGGTTGGGTCGGAACAATATTGAACCCCATGATGCACGAGTCATTGAAACGTTTCATCACATCGGGATTGAGTGTTTCCAGTGGTTTACCCAACCAGTCATTGCGTGGTTTGGAGTTGATAGTCGGTGACCCGAAACGAATCATACCAACGACCAGACCAGTGTTCTTTTCTTTCACGATAAAGTTTAGTTGTTTGCCTGGGATTGATGACTCGACTGGTGCAGATGTGGTAATCTCCATATACTGCATGAACTCGTTGAGTTTGGGTTCATAGATAGTGAACTCCATATCCTTCGGGTGCATATCAAACTTGTTGAAGATATCCTCTTCTGGGCCCATGCCAGGCAGCGAATTGATACCACTCATGCGTTCTAGTTTAACTGTTCGCATATAATCGTCAATACGGTCAAAGTTCGCAAAGAACTCTGTAAATACATTCGCAGCGTATAGTGCGTCTTCTTTAATTAAAATCATAATATTGCCTCATCTTAACCCTTATTATACCTTATATAGCATTGAAAGTCAAGGGGAAAAGTCGTATAAATAGAGGTATAGATTAAGAGGATATCATGCCAGTTGATTCACAAGTTCAACTCCTAGACGAAGAACTAACGAGCAATCTCAATTACCTTACACCTACGGGTTTCCGTATTGTAATTGACAGAGCGCGTTATCCAAACTTGGAATACTTTTGTCAGACCGTAACACATCCAGGCGCAACACTCAATCCTGTTGAGTTGCCTACTCGTCGTGTTACATCTGTTCCATTGGCTGGTGATAAGATACAGTTCACCGATGTGACCTTTACAATCATTCTTGACGAAGACATGACATCATACACAGAGATGTATAACTGGATGCTTCGTAATCTGAATGAGGGTCAGGTGTCACCAAGTGAAAGACTTACCAAAGTCCCTACCTATTCTGATATCACTCTACACGTCCTTTCAAGTCATAACAACACGACCAAGAAGATTAGATACCTAGATTGTATTCCAACTAACTTAGGTCAGGTAACCTTCCAGTCTACCACAGGTGATGTTCAATACCTCACCTATGATGCGACCTTTAGATTTTCTCAGTTTGAAATCGTCTAACTCTTATCGATATTCTGTGCTAACTTAGCAGCGACTTCCAACCAGTATTCTTGAGCCCAGTCAGATTGTGCATTCTCATATGCTTTCATAGCATTACAGAGAAGACGGGTATAATCAAACATTGATTTTGCCCGAACTGATTTTATGTGATTTGATTTGGAAGGTTGTATCACCATCCCACTGATTAACAAACTTAGATGTATCAATCATCTCTTTCAGTTTATTATCAGCCTGTTTTTGTGCAGACGCAAGAGTTACACTCTCAAACCGTTTTGCACCAGTAGAACCATCTTTATAGGTTACTTCTAAATCAGCGTAATACATATGTGTCATTGTTTATCTCCAATCGCGTTAATTACTTCAACACCAAACTCTTTAACCAGTGCCTCTACACGGGCATCACGGTCTGCTTTGTGAGGGAAGAAATATCCTACGATTTCTTCTCCAGTTACAGAGGTATCAACCTCTACCCAAAATTTTCCAAGACTATTAAGCATTGATTACGGCTCCTTTACCAACCCAAGTGATTTCTTCGAACTTCTCTTCGTAAGTCCGACCATCCACAGTGAACCCAACATCGTGCAGTTCAGTGAGAACAAACTTTACTGCTTCTTTTGCAGTATCAAAGACAACGGTGTCTTTTGCTTTACCAGTGATATTTACTTCATACTTCATAACTAATTTCCTCTCTCAAGTTATATCTTACATTACCAAATCAAACAGATAATGTCAAGCACTTTTTTTACTCAACTTCATATTCTTCAATGATAGTTGCTTCAACAAAACCTTTCTCAACGAAATAGGCAGCAGCACCCTGTGCCTCTTGTTCTGTCTCCAGTGCTTCAAACAGACCAGCAAGAACCCGTCCAGTAGCAGCGTCTTTAACCAAGTAGTTCATAACGTTTCCTTTTCTCTCAACTACATATACACCATACGACATTATGCAGAGAATGTCAAGCACTTTTTTCAAAAAAAAAATAAAAAAAAGGGAGAGACCGAAGTCTCTCCCCAAAATAGTGGTAGGTAAACCCTACTCTTATTTTTAGTATCTTTACGTCAGGATGTTCGTGACTTTGAAGATACGGTAGTATTGGTTGGTTTTAACAGTAGCCAGACCGTCACTTGGCGTAGCACCTACGAATGGGTTTGAAGCCATACCGTAACGTGTCTTAAAGCCAATTTTCGGTTGGAAGTCGTTTTCGCCAACAGCCTTGACCATTTGCAGTGGAACGTATGGGCAATAGAATACGCCGCTGTCATATGGGTTTTGACCTTTGTAACCAACGGTGATGTAATCGGTGTTGGCATATGGGTCAATGTATACGCGAATGCGACCATTCAGGACACCAGCGAAGGTGTTGCCTGTATCGTCTACTTGCAGGTTGTTGCTAATTGCTGGAGAATAGTCCAAAGAACCAGCAGCGGCAAGAGCGGTTGCAACATCTGAAGAACAGATGACTACGTTACCTTTACCACGACGAGTTTCTTTTGCAATTACATTGGACTCACGGTCGATTTGAACCGTCAGACCTTTGAATTTCTCAGCAGACCAACGACCATCGGCATCTGAACTCAGATTGAAGATACCATTTGAGGTTACGTTTGCTTGTTGAGCACCAGTTTTAGCTTGGCTGTTAACCGTTCTGATAACTTCACGGTTGATTTCTGCCAGAATCTCAGCAGACAAAATGTTTGCCAACTCAGTTTCGGCATCCAGACCATGAATTGCTTTCAGGTCTTGTGCGAGTTCCAAGCTGTATTCTGCTTTCAGCGCACGGCTTTTGGCAGTTACAGTTTGACGCTCAATGGTGAAACCCATTTCGTTGAACGAAGAACCACCAGTTGCGCCCAGTGCTTCTGCGTCAGCGGTTGGCATACCACCAGCAGCGAGTGAAGTCAAACGAGCACCTTCTGAATCAATACCATTGAAACCAGATGCGTTGTCTGAGTCGTGAGTGCCTGAAGAGTCACCTGAGAACTGAGTCTCAGCTTCGTTGAACAGAGCTTCACGGTTAGAGGTTGAACCACCTTGATAACGTGATTTCATCGCGAAGATGAGACCAGTTGGGCCGTTCATTGGCTGAACGCCACAAACGTCATAAGCAATGAGGTTTGGCATGGCGCGACGAACCAGTGAAATCAATACTGGGTCGAAATTGTTTACTGAGCCCGTTGAGTTAGCAGGGGCAGCAGCGTTTTCTGAAAGAAAACCAGCAGAGGCAGCAGCTTCTTCATTAAGAGCTCTCTCTTGGTTTTCCAGCACGGCAGCGGTTACTGCGCGGCGGTGAGCGTCTTGGATTGACTCACCTTCATCGAGAACTGGAGCCCACTTCTCGATAAGACTATCGTATGATACTTGCATTGTTACACTTCCTTATGTTCTTGGTGCAGTTTTACGGATTGCCTGAAGGTATCTGTCCATTGAAGCAGAAGTTTCAACCGTAGCATCGGCATCTTCAACAATGGCTTCTTGTTCTTCAGGAGTTACTTCTTTTGCGAAATGCGACTCGACAATGATGCCAACTTTTTCAGCGAAAGATTCTTCGCTGTCGAAGTCAACGTCTTCAACGAGTGATTTCAGTTTTTCGACTTGAGTCTCTGCAAGGTCACGAGACGCTTCACGGATAACCGTTTCGCGTTTGTAAACTTCCAGTTCTTCAGATGTCTCAATGACTTTCTGAGTTGTTTCGTTCAGTTTGCCTTCCAGCTCTTCAACGGATTCAGAAAGTTCGTCAACTAGGTCAACTTTAGATTCTGGAACTTCAATGTAAGACTCTGTAAACAGGTCTTTCAATTTGTCCATGAAAGATTCAGCAATATCGGTGCGAAGACCGTTTTGAATTGCCAATTTGTTATCTTCCATCCAAGTCTCAACAACGTAGTTGAGGTAGCTGTCAACTTTTTCTACAAGGTCAGATTTGGTAGAAGAAATTTCTTCGGCCAACTCTTCTTTGTATTCAGCTTCCAAACGGTCTACTTCTTCAGACAGTTTAGATTTCACAGCAGTTTCAAACAAGATAGCGGTTTTAGCTTTGAACTCTTCAGAGAGAGTTGCTTCAGACTCGACCAATGCATCAAGTTCGGCAGTAGTGTCAACACTGGTTTCAGCGATGACTTCATCTTCTTCCATGTCTACCGACTCGCCCACATATGAATCATACACCTTAGACATTTCGTCTTTAGACATACCACTCATTTTTGTGAACATGGCATTAATCATACCTGCTTTTGTTTTAGGTTTTTTCTCACCTTGATTGGCAACACCGCCTGGTGCTGGTGCTTGCTTAGTTGCACCAGCGGCTTTGTCTACAGAGGCAATGCTTTCTGGTTCGGTTACAGTTTTAACCGACTTAGCATCTCCACCTTTAGGCAATGCGGCTGCTTCTTCAAGTGAGTCGTCTGTGTCGAGAGTTTCATCCACGATTTCCGTTGCTACTTCATCGTGGAGTTCATCTTCGACTCTTACTTCTTCAGTCATATCAGACTCCTTACATACTAGATTTAAGTAACGAGAGGAAATTCTTGAACTCCCGAACACTCGTCTCATATAAGACGGGCTTCGGAGCGTGTTTAATTTCAGTCTCCATTTTTTCAATTACCTGAGGTTTCAGAACACCGTTATTCCAAACCCAATCGACACCTTCCATGATTCCATTAACAAATGCATCTGGTGCTGATGGGTCTTGCACGATGTCAA